CGAAATGGTGTGTTGCAATTGTCGACTGGCTCTGCAGCGGACTACTATGATTATGAGTACGAAGCAAGCGCCAACAGAGTTTTACTAAGGTCTGCGCTTGGTGAAACAGATGTGCTTCAGCTAAGATACATCAAGAAGAATGCATAATAACCCATCTATTTAATATCCTACCTTTCTGCCCGGGCCTTAGTGCCCGGGCATTCCTTTTTTTATTTTATTCCATTGGTTCAAAGAAAAACTATTTATTAAGTAAAATAACATTTATTTGTTCCTAAAAGGAGAATTGAACATGGCATCTAGAAAATTTAGGTTTGTATCCCCAGGCGTGTTTCTCAAAGAGGTGGATAATTCACAACTACCAGGCCTTGCTGAAGCGGTTGGTCCTGTTATTATAGGTAGAACACGCAAAGGACCCTCTTTACAACCTTACAAGGTGAGATCATTAGAAGAATTTGAACGAGTCTTTGGCAAACCTATGCCAGGCAATCAGGGTGAAGACCCTTGGAGAGATGGAACTCATATCCTGGCAGAATCTTATGCTCCATTTGCAGCCAAAGCTTACCTAACCGCTGATATAGATTCACCGGTAACTGTGGTCCGCCTCGCAGGCGTCGCCGGCGATGATGCTAGGGCTATCGAAACAGCAGAGCCTGGCTGGAAATCTAATAATGCCTGGGGCCTACTCTTTGGAGACAACCATGCATCAAGCTCTAACCAAACACTCGGAGCTATATTTTATGGAATGAATGATGATTTTAAAGTTCAGGTTCGAGGCTTAAATCATGCTGGTACTAGGGTTACGGTTTCTGGCAGTGTCGTTCAGCTAGGAGATAACGATGAAATTGAAGTGGTCTTAACTGCAGACGCCGCCGGCGCGGTTACAAAGGATGTAAAGTTTGTATTCTCAGAGATGAGAAAGGAATTTAATACCAACCCAGTGGCAACAAATTTAAAGGTATCAACAGTTAGTTCTGGAACTCTTTCTGAACATTACTGGCTTGGAGAGACTTTTGACGAAGCATACAAGGAATATGTAGCCAATGTTCCCTCCGATGCCGGTGCGAAAAAAACTGTAGCTGCAGTTAAGCTTGGCGCTCTTATGAATGATTTTAAAAGCGGAACAACACATGCTGTTAGTCCGTCGAGGTCCGGCTGGGTCTTTGGTCAAGATACATCAGGACAAGGGCACCGCTATAATCCAGATAATCAAGAAAAATTATTTAGGTTTATTGCTCTTCACCAAGGGATAGAATCAAACAAACTCATCGTTGGCATTGAGGATATACAAGTGCCTCGTGAAGGGTCGTTCAATCCTTATGGAACATTTAGCGTAGTTGTAAAGCAAGCATATACTAATGGAGTTCAGGAGATCGAAAGATTTGATAATTGTGATTTAAACCCAAATTCTCAAAACTTTATTGCGAAGATGATAGGAGACCAGTATTTTGAATGGTCCAGAAGCGAAAAGAGAAACAAGGTTTACGGATCTAATCCAAATATTTCAGAATACATCAGAGTAGAAATGAACGAAAACGTTGCTAACGCAGGCCCCAACGACCCTTCTCATGTGCCATTTGGTTTTTACGGCCCTGTGATTCCAAAAGCAATATCTGGCCATTCCGAAGCACTCTATGCTTCTGGTTCGATTAGGTTTGTACAAGACCCGGGATTGAATTCAACAATTACAATTACTTCTGCAGATGGAACAGAGGTAACTTATAGTGGTAAGTCGAACGCCGCTGGTAGAACTTTCGACCATAACAGTGGTTTGGCCACTGCAGCGTCAACTTTAGTTGCTGCTATAAATAATCCGGCCGGCCACAATGGAAAAATACTAGCTTCAGTCGATGGCGGTGACAATCAAAGGGTTCTCTTGGTGAACACCAAGGCTGGGACATCCGGAAATACAACAATTGTTGCGCTTGGCGGCGGAGGCGCTGGAGATGGTGACGGAGTACCTGGCTCCGGTGCACCTATTTCGGCGTCACATCTAGTTTTAGGACAGTTTGCAGGAGGCAGAGATCCGGCCTCTAGAAACACAAGGTGGCTTGGTCAGGAATTGAGTTTAACAGGCGCGTATGGTCAAGGCACTACCCTAGCACAAGATCTTGATGGTGCTGTGTTTAAGCTATCTTGGCCTTCAGCACCTTTGGTCTCAAAAGTAATTGGTGGCAACCCTATAAGGTTTGGAACTACACCGTATAGTCTGGAATATTCTTCAGGTAGTGTTGCTTCAGTAAGCGATGTTATGAACAAGGGATATTGTGATACAGTTAGAAGACTACCAACAGCTACTGGTTTAGCGTCCGCTCAGACATCTGGTTTAGTAGATGGAGTAAATACAGACTACGCTTATAAATTTTCGCTAGACGAAGTGGTCTTGTTACCAGTTGGAGGCAACGCAACCGGGTCTATAGTATCAACTTCTGATGTTTCCGCTGCATATTGGCTCTCCGGCTCTCGCAGCCAATCCTTAACAAAATTAAGTAACCTTGGTTCAAGATCCGGTCGACCGTTGGCACCAGTGACTTCCTCGAATGACAATATTCAAACGGGCTCTGTTTACAGATCTTGGACGCAAATAGTTGATGCTGGTGTCGGCTCTTTACGGACTTTGACAGATATAGTTGATGGTTTTGACATGCCAATGGTCGGAGGATTTGACGGAGTTGATATTACAGAAGCCAATCCATTTAACAACCGAGTTTTAAGAAACGGAACCACTGCAACTAATTACGCCTTTGCATCCGTTGATCGCGCTTTAGAACTTATAAAAGATCCGGAAGCAATAGAGCATAATTTAGCAGTCATGCCAGGTGTAACTAACAGCTCTTTAACTACAAAGCTAGTGAACACCTGTGAATCTCGCGCTGATAGTTTAGCAATAATAGATCTACCAGATATCTATATCCCGCCTTCTGAAGAAAAATGCTCATCATTTAAGGATAGGGTTGATGGCACAACGCCTGAAAGAACCGCAGCAGCATTAGTGAGAAGACAAATTAATTCTTCTTATGGTGCTACATATTATCCTTGGGTTAAAATAAAGGATGAAGATTCTAATAGAGATGTTTGGGTTCCTCCTTCGGTTGTTGCTCTTGGGGTTATGGCTTATACTGAAAAGAGAAATGAAGTTTGGTTTGCCCCAGCTGGTTTCAATAGAGGTGGCTTAAATCAAGGAACTTCGGGTCTCCCAGTGTTGCAAGTTTCTGAACAACTACTATCAAAAGACAGAGACACTTTGTATCAAGCAAATATAAACCCAGTCGCTTCATTTGTTTCTGAGGGTATTGTAATCTTTGGGCAAAAAACATTACAGTCTACTCAGTCTGCACTAGACAGAATCAATGTTAGAAGGCTTTTGATTTTCGTAAAGAAAGAAGTGTCTAGGATTTCAAATAGGATTCTATTTGAACAGAACCTCCGGGCTACATGGTTGAGCTTTAAGAATCAAGTAGAGCCATTTTTAGATGGAATTAGATCTCGCTTCGGCCTAGCAGACTTTAAAGTTGTTTTAGACGAGACCACTACCACACCAGACTTGGTAGATAGAAACATCTTATATGCAAAGATCTTTCTGAAACCAGCTAGATCGATAGAGTTTATTGCAGTTGATTTTGTTATAACAAGAAGTGGAGCTTCTTTTGCAGATCCACTTGAATAAAATAATTTAATAACTATATATTAGTAGGAGAGAAATAAAATGTCGAATCCGTTTTGGAATGAAGCCAGCTTAGAGCCAAAGAGAAAGTTTAGATGGTTATTGTATTTTGATGGAATGCCACAGTTCGTTGCAAAGTCTGTTACAAAGCCATCCTTTAATATTGGCACTACAGCGCACTCTTTTTTACAGCATAATTTTAATTTCCCAGGTAGAGTAACCTGGCAGGATATTTCAATAACAATAGTTGATCCAATTCAACCCGACTCTGCAGCCAGCATGTACAGAATTTTACAAGACGCTGGGTATGTTACCCCACAGCTTGTCTTGTCAACACCGGATGGGAAAGGCTTTGGCACAATAAACAAGGCAGACATGGTCAAGAGCCTTGGAAACAAAATCATTATTGAGCAAATCAGTGGAGATAGCTCATCGGAAGTTATAGAATCATGGACTATTTTCAACCCTCAATTAACATCTGTAACATT